GCTAAAATGTCTGGATTATAGCCAGATGCTAAAGCTTTCTCATAAAAATCATTAAGAGCTACATCTTCGATACCTCTTTCTGGTAAAGGAGTATTTTCTACAAGTGGACCTCTTGAACGAATGTCAGAAGGAACAGCTATATCAGCAGCAGAGTAAGTGTTTGGAGTTCCACCAAGTTTTCTTCCAATAACATTTGGATTATTTAATAGCGCTCCACCGATAATATTAATAGCTGCTGCGGTTGGATTAACATCTTTACCTCTTATAGCTTGATAAGCTTCTTGAGTAGCAGGAATACCAGCACCAACACCTACATTAACTAAATTTCCTAAATCAGCTTGAACTGGTTTTGAACCAGTAGTAACAGCTCTTATAGCTTTAGCAGCTCCTACTATTGCTTTTGGATCAGGTTTAACTACTACTCCACTACCAAGTAAACTACCAAGTGCAGAAACGACAGGTCTTTCTTGGACATCTTGTTCTAATTGTGCAGCAAATTCAGGAGCTACTTTTTCAATAGCTTTCTTTTGTAAATAAGAAGTAGTTATACCAGTTCCAATACCAGCAATTAAACCGGGAATTACTGACCAAGGACCAATCAAAGGAGCTGTTGCAGCAGTTACTTTTCCACCAACAGCAAAAGCAGCAGCAGTTGGAGCTACAGAAGTTCCAGCTTGTCTTGCTAAAACTCCACCAGCAGAAGGTTTAGCTCTAACTGGTCCCGGTTGAACTTCGTTACTTAAGCTTGGTTGATTTTGCCCGTAAAATTCATCATAAGAAGCATCCTGAGCTTCATCAGGATTATATCCCATTGAAGCTAGAACAGCTCTATCTTCTTGTGTAAGAGTAGCTGGCATAACTAATAATTTTTAGTGACTGCTGGTGCAGCTTTCTTCTTAAGAACTTTAACTGGCTTACCATTAACCATAACAATATCCCATTCAATTTGATCTTTAGGGACAATTGGTTTAGTCTGTGGTGCTTTTGGAGTTATTCCAAGAGATTCACGTAAAGCTTCTTGACCTACAGATTTAGGACTCTTAGAAACTACACGTCCTTGATTAACATCATATAAAGATGTTCCTTCACTAACTGGCATTAGAGCAGCTTTATTTCTCTCTGCATTTAGTATTGCTGGAGTAGCAGATTTCTGCATTTTAGCATTAATGATATCAAGAGGAGTTGCTTCTAAAGCAGCTTTTGATAGTTCTGCTCCACGTGCAGATTCCATTGCAGCTTGAGTAATTTGATTCTCAGCAGTCATGTGACGTTTACGTGCAGCTAACTCTATATTACCTCTTTCATTAGCTGATGTTTCACCTTCCAACAAAGAACGTTCGCGTGCAGCAGAAATTCTAGGAGTAGTTGTAGCTTCTTTAAACTTAACAGCAGATTCCTCGTCAGGAATAATTCCTTCTCTTTTGAGAATTTCTCTTGGATCTTCAAATTCAGCTTTACGTTTAGTATCAACAAAATCACGTTCACGCTGAAGTTGATCTAAAAGTTGTTCGTTATTAAGAGCACTAGCTTTAGCAGTTCCTTGTCCAGCAGACAAGAAATTCATAAAACCACTTTTAGGTTTAAATTTAACACTAGTTTTAGCTGGTGCTGATTTATCTGTCTCTGCACCTTCTTCCTCTTCTGGAACTACTTGACTGCCTATATTTCCAAAATAAGATCGGAGAAATCCTCCACCACCGCCACCACCATATTGTTTAGCTCTTGATCGTGATGCCATAATTTATACTTTCTTAAAATCTAATGACGCAGAAGTTGGTTGTTTATTCCAAATTTCAATATTAACAAAAATTAGTGGATAGCTGGATGCTTCAAAATTGTGTATGTCCATTGCTTTTATAGCAAATACTTTGCCAATGTGTTTCCACCATTTTATAAGCAAAGTCTCTTTATTCCTTCTGAAAAGAATATTGTGAGCAAAAAGAAGCAAGAGCTTACTATCAAAGTCAGCGTGATAGTGGTCAGGAATGCGATAACCAGAAGGAACAAACCAAATTTCCAATTGGAAAGTCCCTGACTTAAGGAGTGTAATTCCTCTTGCTCTTTCATATCGGTTTAGCATCTTCTGTATGGTGGCGTTTATAAGCGCCTTCACGTATCTTTAGAGAGAACTCTCTCATTTTATCGTAACCAAATAGTCTCTCAATTAATATTAACAATATTTCGTTGCCGCAGCATCTAAATGTATCAGCTTGATCAGCTTTCCACTTAATCTTTGACTTCTCCCACTCAACAGAATCAGCATAAGTGTTATGAGTCATCAAAATTACTGGATGTAACATAGCAATGTTATCTCGATAAAACTGAGAACTATAAATATCGAGAGCCATGTAACAAATCTTAAGTAAATTCTGCGGATCATTCTTGTATTCTTCTACATCAATTACATCATCAATTAAATGACAATATTTAGAGAATTTAAACAAAAATTCCTGAATATCAGGTCTTTCTTTAAACAGCTCGAAAGCTTCCTGAATATCTTCTTGATTTAATTGACTGTCAGTCATTAGCAAATAGAACCAACTGCACTTATTGTCTCATTTCCACGATCAATAACATCTCTACGTTGAGAATTCAGTTGACCTTGTTGTAATTGAGCAGCAGATGAAGCTCCTAGTAAATCTTGACCCATGTTAGCACTAAGTTGTAAAGGATTAAAATTAGTTCTAGTAGCAGGCAAGAATCCTGTTGCAGTTCCCAATGCATTAGCTAAACTTTGCCGTCTACCTTCCATCTCTTTACCAAATGAAAGTGCGTTAGCTACAGTGTTAGTTGCATTTTCAGGAACTCCTAAATTTCCAGTGCGAGCCGCTTCTTGAGAAACTAGTCTCTCAGCTTCTGGATTAGCATTATTAAGGTTAATACTTCCGAGAAGTTGACCTAGTTTGTTTCCAGACTGATTTCTTAATGCACCAAACTGTGGATTTAGAATCTTATCAGAAGCTTTGTATGTATTAGCTAGTCTATTACTCTGGTTTTGAACAGATCGACTATAATTTGGGAGCTGTTCTGTAACACCTTGAACAGTTCTGCCTGCTACATGTGTTCCTGATCGTGGTTTTGGGTCAGCCATAACGTTTTTGTCCTTTAAATGTTACTAACTTTTTCCTACGAAATCCCCTGAGTTCGTAATCTTTATAATGTTTATTAAAATATTCAAAATATTCTCTTAATTGACTTTTATACAGAGTCAATAATGCGATAACATGAAAGATTTTGTCATCAATTTTGACAATACAGACACTTGTAATTTCATCTTTTTCATTTTTATGATAAAATAGTGTCTTTTCATGTAGTGCTTTCCGTATCGCATTTAAAATTTCACTTTCATTCCAATCAGATAAGAGACTTGTTTCTTTATGATTAAGTATAAAGTCAAGAAAATCTCTAATCCTAATCATGTAGCTATAATTTCAGCATCCTCTAGTTTTTGTTTCAAATCTTCGAATGCTGCAACCAAAGTTTCATAACTATCTTTTAGTTCGTCAAATGAAGCTTTGGTAGGAACTTCTGCTACAGGAGTTCCATCAACATTAATCATCGCTGAATCACTATTTGCAAGTGGAGTAAAAGTGTAACTAACAGCTTCAGCCTTTTTAACTACACCAAATGTAGTTTCAGTAGCGTCTGGTATTTCAAAAGCAGCGAAAAATGCTTCAGCAGCAGCTCTGTTAGCAAACAAAACTGTTTCAGAAGTTAAATCTGGAGGTATAGCGTTTACTGACATAAAGTTATGGATTAGCCCTTGTTTTTGAGCGTTGTTTCAATGCTGTCTGAGCAGTTAAGGAATCGCAATCAAACTGTAAATGAGTCAATCTTGCTCCATTATTCCATGTTAAAGAACAACCAACTTTGTATCCCTGATTTGAAATTTTATCAAATGGAACATTCAAGTTATCTATGAAATTTGCACTATCAAATGCAACTGGATATTCTGCTGGATATTCAACACCACCTAAATTTTCAGGTAAAATGACTGCTACACCTTTGCCTCTACGTCCATTTACATATTCAGTTACACGTAATTCAGAAATAGAATCACTTCGATCGAAAATAGGTCTAACTGAACTAAGTTTAAGTTCAATTTTAGCATCACCTGATTTTACAGTTCTTGTTGATACAACTCCTTGAGCATATTCTTCGCCATCATAAAGTTTGTATACGTTTTCAGCATCAATACAAAACAGTTTTGGATCATCTGCTTCTCTTACTGAAGCAAACTGCTTAATTGCACCAATAGTTAAGAAATCTACTGAACTCCATGAAGATTTCTTTGTATCATATACCAGAGCTACATTTCCATAAATAGTGCCACATCCAAAGATAGAAAAGTTGTCAAATTTGAAAGCAGCACAACTATCAGTTTGACGAACATCGTCAAATAACGAAGAAATTTTTCTCGTAAAATCTGTATTACGACCTTCGTTCTCCTCTGCTAAAAGTGCATTCAGAGAACGAATTCCATCAAAATCAATAAGATAGTAATCTTCAAGAGTTTCAACAATCGCAAATTGATTTACAATTCCAATCAAATAAGTTGTTGGATTCAAGAAAGTAGGCTCTTGAAAAAGAGTTCTATCATAGTTTAGAATAAGAGGAAAGCATCCATCTTTAGTCCCAATCAATAACTGTCCAGTTTTAAGAGCAGTTATTGAATTAATATCATTGAAAGTAGGAGTATAAGCAGTTGTATCTGCATCACCACCTTTATCGCCAGTAACAGTTACATTAACTACAAAATCAATCGGACGACCACTAACTGAACGATAAAGTTTCTTTCTAGTTGGAGAAATTACAAATAATATTCCGTTGATAAAAGCCATGTTCAAACCAATTGGAACATAACTTCTATCTCCAGCTTGTGTCCATTCAGCATATGTTTGAGTTTCAAATGCTGTTCCATCTGATCTAATAGCCCAAGGTTGGTTTATTCCATCTTGAACAATCAATCCAGATTCATTTCCACTGATAACTATATTACTAAGTGTGTCAACTCTAGTGTCAGAGCCAGAACCATTAGCTACGTATGCAGCTTGAAGTTGTCTGCTAAAATTCAAAGTGCTTGCTGGAACAGCTTGAGCATAAAGTCTTGGAGCTGTAGATGACATTACAAAATCTGCAATTTGTGTCCAGCTATCTCCATCATCCGTAGAATAGTAAGCTAATCCAGAGTTAAACAAAACAAGAAATTCACCAAATCCATAAAGTCCTTGCTTAAGTCCTGCTGGGGCATTAGCTAAAATCTCTGACTCTTTAATTAAAGAAATATCTCCATTTCGGTTTCGGATATTAAATCCTAACCGATACTCATTTTCAGCAAGAGATGAATCTTCGTCAAAAAGATTTATTCCACCACTGAAATCAGTTTGAATAAATGGAACACTCATATTCTACGAAAACGTGTTTTGCTGTAAAGTCCAAGTAACTTGTTTCTACCAAATTTAATATGTTTAGTGGTAGTTCCTTCCTTATGTTCAATCTTACGATTAATCATACGAGTTGCTCTGGTATCCATAAGCAATGCTCGATCTTCTTTTCCTTCTTGACCTTCTGTCAGAATTTGAAGAGCTTTTAAAGCAATTACTTTGTCAAAGCCTTCGACTGGAAACACATCATCTAAAGCTTCCATTCTCTTAAGTTTCATCTTATAGAGAACTTCCATTACCCAACAATTTGTTTCACTTCCAGTCCAAGGATATTTAGATATATCAACAATCACATAACGAGATTCAAGAACATCGTTAGTAATTTCTGCTAAAACATTCTCATCTGAATCTTCAACAGTTACATTGTGATCACCAAGAATATTTTTAGTGATTGAATGAATTTCTGTAAACGCAGTATCTAACTCAATTGTTGTATTATCCATTACTGTATCTTCAGTAACTCTAGCTGCATTAGCAGTGCTTCCTACTATTGTTACTGTTAAATCATCATCAGAAACTGGAATCTTTAGTATCGGAGGTGTTGCAACAGTAATTCCTAATTGCAGAGGAGAAGTTCCTTTAAGTCTCCAGCTCTTCCATTCATGTTTCCAATTATATTGGTGATATCTTGGACGCAAATCAGTTAAGTTCCAAACAGCTCTATTTTCTGATTCACGCATTGCTCTAAGTTCACCAACAAAGTAAGGTAGTGCTAACTCAGTGTCAGTTTGAGTTCTAATGTAAACCTCACGGAGACAACCGGGAAGATCTTTTTCTTCCCACACTTCTTCAGCAGCTTCGTTGATTGTATCTATTAATAGAGCTTTGATATCTGGATTTCCATCCAAATTACTTGCTCCATAATCTGAAGCAACTTTAGTTAAAATGAAATCTAATGGCATATTAGGCTAATGTTCTTCCCCAAGTTATACGGAAATTAAGCTGGAGAATATGATTATCGTCTTTTGTTTGAGTATTGGTTAAAAGGTAACGAAAGAATGGAGTAGTGTTAGCATTAGTTGAAATATACAACGAATTGACACTGGCAGAATTACCTTCAAGAAGTCCAAGACCGACTTGTTTTTCTCTGTAGAAATCAAGTGATGTATAGCTTGAAAGAGCACAATTTTCAGAATAAATATCACCACTTATTCCACCTTGATCCCTCCAAGGAGCATGACCATTAGCATAACTGCTGATTTTAATGCTAACTATTCTGCTAGGTTCTCCACCAAAAGAATTCTGTGATTGCACTACATCATAAGTAGTTGCACCGGTGGATTCATCTGGAAATGAAAGTCCATGATGTTGAATTTTAGTTGTTCCAGTCGCAGTTAACCATCCAGTAATTGGAGAAACAGCTATTGTTGCAGCAGAAACTGCTGGAGACTGAGTTATACTAAGTGTATATTTAACTCTTAGTTGTTGACCAACAGTAAGAGCAATGCCACTAGTTAATTTGATTCTTATATTCAGATTGGACGCAACAGTTGCAACGACTGAAAATCCAATTTCATTGTAAGTTACAGAACCAACTTCAGTGCTAAAATCGTAAGTGCGAAATCCAGAAATTCTTCCAGTTGAATCATCATAAGTTACACCACAATTTCCAGCACCTGTAAAATATGTGTTTGAACGTTTGACTTCTGTAGTTAAACCTGTCTGGTTAGTGCGATAGACTGTAAATTCACCAGAACCTACACTTTGACTTGGAGTAACAACAGCAACAGTAGAACTAGAAACAGTTACAATTCTAGCTTCTTGGCCAGAATCCCATTTAATCATCTTTCCTGCATCAGTTGCAGTATCAGTAAGAGTAAAAGCTCCACCAGCTAATGTAACTGTAGTCAAAGTTTGAGAAGCAGTTGTAGCTCCGCTATCATCAGACGTTGGAGTTGTTCCAGTTCCAGCTACTGCATAAAGATACAAGTCGGCTAAATCGTTAGACGCAAAATTATCCATCCCTTGATTAAGGATTAGATTCTTTTGTTCGGGATATTCGCGGATAATCTTTTTTGTTTTTCCATCAATTACTGAGCATTGAACTTTACCTTCAAGGCAAAGATTAGATACTGGAATATAAATATTTGAAAGAAAAATTCCACGAAATTGTTTAAAAATCATTTTTCTCATATAGCAGTAAAGATAGTTTCTCTGGTTTTTATACCAAGAACAATCAGTGATCTCGCTGTTCCCGCTCCACCAACAGTATTACTAACACCTGCAACATATCGCATGTTAGTTCCTTGAGTGGGAAGATTAGTAGTAATAGTTGCAACTAATGTTGCATTAATATAAAATCTAACTTCTGCACCACCAGATTCCCACTCAATTCTTAGAACTTGAGCAGTAGTTGTTGAAACAGCTATAGCAGTATCAACTGTAGTTGTGCTAACACCATTACTAACTACTGCTTTCCAAGTTTCACCACCTGTCGATCTAAACGCTGCAATATTTGCTACTGGAACATCACCACCATTGAAATGATTTACTCCAGTTAAATCTGTAAAGCCAAGCCATACACGATTTCCAGTTATTTGTTTAGGTCGTCCAATAAATAAAGCTTGAGTTGTTATTGAACGAAATTGAAATGGTGCAGTTCCACCCTGACTTGTCTCAAAAAATGCATCAGTGTCAAGAGTAGTAGAAGTTTCTATTTCTCTGCCCTGAGGCATATTATCATCACCAACAAAACCTGGTTGTGCAGTTAATGTAGTTTGCCAACCATCACCAATTGTAGTAAATCCACCTTGATGCGCATGAACTGAACGATCAACAGTATTAATACCTAATGATGCTTTTTGAAGTAGAGCATAAAGTTCATCAAAATTATCATTAATTTTGTCTCCAGCAAGACGTAAATTATCTCCTGTATTGTCATCAGGAGCTGCACCAAGACCTATTGTTTGTTTAGCCATAATTAGGTTGCAATTGTATCAAAAGTTAGTATGCTGGAATCAAATGTAAATAGAGTTGAATCAAATGTTGGAGCATATTCAGTTCCAGTCAAAGCAGCACTAAAAGTTCCAGAGTCCATAAATTCTTCTAATTCAAGTTCAAAATATCCACCACTGAAACTTAGTGCAAATGTAATGTTTTCTGCAAAACTGGCATATTGAAATGGAATCAAAATTGAATAAGCTTCTTGTATATCAGAAGTGTCTACACAAGAAAGTTCACATTGATCTGGATCGAGAAGAGTAGAAGTTCTCATTCTAATCTCTTCATTCGAAATTACAGGATCAGAGTTAGTTGCCCAAATTTCAATATCAAACTCAAGACCAAGTCTTTGTCCAGTATAAAGGGTTATTGGAAATGCAAATTCATTTTCATTCCAGACTTTATAACGAACTCCATCAATTACAATTACCAAATTGTAATTTACATCAGCATCTCTTTCTGGAATTTCAATTATCGAAATTGATTCTGGAAGAGTGTAGCGAAATAATGCTACCGGTTCTGCTGTAACATCAACTGTAAAATTATCAAAACTAAAAGTAGGCAGAGCAAGATAATAATTTATCTTGTCAATAAATTCTGCATCCCGTTTAGGGTGTTCAGTGGGAGAAGAGTAAAGAGAGCTATCGGGCGGAGCGATAACTGACTTAACTCTTGCTCTCCCACCGAAAGCAACAGATTTAGACTTAGTTATTCTTTGCTGGCTCATTTACCTTGTTTTATAGTGCTAAAGTAATAAGTATTAACTGCTACAAAAATAGTATAAAGAGGTTCATCTATTTTTGTATCTGGAATTGTCCAACCAATAGATGCAAAAATTTGATTCGCTGCCCAAACACCCAGAACTATAAAATCAAACCAAACAGTAATCCAAGCTCTGATAGAAACTCCAAACATTTTAGAATTTCCATTTGATTCTAATTTAACTTCTTCAGACATACTATTCTTTTCTTTTTCGTTTTCTATTTTTCCAGAATAATGAATGAAAAGTTGTTGTTAGTAAACAAAATCCAGTTACACAACCAAGCACAATGGACACCCAATCTTTTACTTCAGAAATTTGAATTACTGCAATTATTCCGCCACCACCTACTAACATTCCACCAAGTTTGCAAAATAATTCTACAACACTTTCTTTCATGTCATCTGCTGGTATCATTATGGTTTAAATACAATTGCTTTAAACGTTGCTGATGGAGGATTATGATTATTTACAACATGGGCATTTACAAATTTTATAATTACTATATTATTGCTTGCATAAGCAAAATAATGGTATGGCTCTTGATCTGGAGCACTTGCAGCAAAATTCATAGCAGAAGGATTAACACCAAGAAATACACAATCTCCCGGTAAAGCTCCTGTAGCTGTTATATTTGATTCATTTGCTGTCCCTGCTGCGGTGCTAGGAAAATCTATAGTGCCAGATGCAACAATTATATTAGTTTCGAGAAGAACGAAAGCCGCAAGAAAATTAGTAGAATTAGTTCTGGTAACAGAAAGATTTGTTACTACATTAGTAACTAAAGTAGGAGATGCAGTATTGACTTGTGTAGTAGCGCCAACACAAAAGTAAAGAATCACACCAACGGTTAATAAAATTAGTAAATTTCTCATATTATTTTTAATTTAGGGAGAGCTACTTCTCTACGACAAGTTAAATGCCAACACTAACATTCAACTAAAAGAAGCAGCTCTCCCAGTTTTATTTGCTCAAGGACCGCGGTATGTAGCCGCTATAGTTACTCCCGGAGTGCTGTTCGAGATAACTATTCCCTTTGCAAAAATTGCGTCCAAAGTATATATTTGTGGTAGATTTGGACCGGGAACAAAATATACCGCTACGTGCGGTAGATTGTTTGTTGCAGCAGGAGCAACTACTACTTGCGAAATTTGCACACGATTAGTAAAGAAATTAGTAACACCTGTGGTTGTTACATAATTATTCACTAGATTCGATGTGTAAACAATGCGATTAGTAAATGCCGCATTTGTAATAACAGTAGTTGTATTCGTATTGTCAATAAAATGCACCATAGAACCAAGTGCATTTGTAGTAGACAATACTACTGTTGAAACAATTGCGTAACCTGTTCGAACAAGAGCATTAGTTGTTGGGGCACCTACATAAGTGCCCGTAACTACTGCTCCTTGAGTGATTCCAAAAGATAGCATCAGAAATGCCATGATTGGAAACAGATATGATTTAATTTTTTTGTTCTTTTTCTTCATATTATTAGTATTGGTTTATAATGTTAATTTGATATTGCTTATGGACCAACGCCACGTTTGCGCAGCCAAATAATTGGAGTAGCATTTCTGCGTTGTTTACCAGCAACACCAAAGGCAGCTTGCGAAATATACTTAAGGTTTTCACCATAAGTGTTCATTTCGTAGCGAACAATACCATCATCACCAACACATTCCAGAAGGAATTTCTTGGTAAGGCGAACTTCCGCATTCCATTTCATTGCAGCGAAATTATCTGGCGGATTATCTGATGCAAATTTAGCTGGCGGAGGGCCAACATCAACAGCATCATAACCTTGAGCACCAAACAAAATTCCGATACCATAAGGCGAATTTTGTGGTAGATTATACAAATCGTTACCAACTGTTTCACCAATATTCAGACCTGCTCCAACTCGAAGTTCAGGTTCATGAAATACAGCTTCAGAAGTGCAACGAAGAGGCAAATCTTCAAGTTTGCAAGTTAAACGACCAAACAAATCACCCTTGAATGTTGAATGAACAACATCAAGATTACAATTCTTGTTGGCCTGCAAATAAGGATCGAAAGTAAACTGATTGTAACTTTCGCTCTCATTCACAAGTGCATACTTATCTTGCAATCCTGCATTTTCAGTAGGAAGAGAACTTCCCTTGAAAGGAGGAACACGAAGATCGTTTTCCATAATAGTAATAGCCTTATTAAGAGCAAGAAGACTAAGATTACCATTAACATTTGCAAGTTGTGTAATCATGAACGGTGTATTCTTACCATCTACACCATCAGTGAATGTTCCTGTTCCAGCCCATTGAGGAGCTACAACAAGTTCAACATCATTCGGTTTGCAGATAAGAATATACGGAGATTGATGATAGATATTTGAACGAATATAAATATCTTCAAATCGTTCAATTTTCTCCATGATATCATTACCATGTGCATCTACGTGATCCGTCATGAAATCTCGAAAGTCAGGAACAAAGTTCAAGACAGGAGATTCAAATCGGTGTCTGTAAAGTTGCACATCCGCTTTAACTTCGCGAACGTCCATAATATCTCTTTTTGGAGTTCCAACAAGAGTTTTAGGCATTGCGAATTGCCGAATATGTGGAGAAGGTTCTTTACGAACAAGGCGCATAATATCACCTTGATTCGCTTGCCATCTACGTTTTCCACAAAACTTATTATAGATGGTCCAATGTTTACGTCGTTCTACTTGCATTTTAGCAAAGTAAAACGGCAATACATTATACAGATCAATTTGCTGTTGGTTCCAACCTGAGCAAATGTCTGCATCAATCGCTGGCATTGTCGTTACAGGCATATACTTATTAAGTTAATCTATGTTTAGGTTACTTGGCCCACCCAAACCAATTAATAAGTGGTGGAATTTTTGAAGCTGCCCACACTTCGCTCAGTGGCAAGTGTCTTATAGCAGAAAGAGTGCCAGAAATAAGATAGACTAACTCTAATTATGAAGTTAGTCTATCTCTGGCGGTTAACTGACTTTATTGTCGGATACCGTAAACTTCATCAGGTAGATATAATGCATGTGTATCTCCAAATCTCTTTTGAGTTCCATATGGTTTAACTAAAACCTTGTCACCTTTTTTAAGATCTTTCATATTAGGTCCAACAGCTACTACTGTTGCATTTCTTGGACCTAATTCAAGATGTGCTAATTCAGGTATGACTATGCCTGAATGGAGTTCACAGTCTGGTTTTTCATATTTAACCAGAATCATGTTTCGCATCGGTCGTATTTTATTTGGATCAATCTCCTGTTCTTCAGGAGCCATTTGTAATGTTGGCATATTATTTGTGTTGGTATGTTAGTATTGACGGATCATTGAAATCATATCTTACTAAAGATGAAGGAGTAAGACCAAGATCAACAGGAGTTAATTCTGGAAAATTGTCTTCAATAAATTTTCTCCATTCTGCATTAGACCATCTAGTTTGATGAAGTTCTACTCCATCTACAACAGAAGAACCCTGAGCAGTAGAAGCAATAAAGTATCCGTTTATAGAGAGATGCCGTATAATATTTCTGAATACTTGATGTAAATCTTCTGTTTTAATATGTTCAAGAACTTCCCATGCAGTTATCAAACTGAACTTT